TAGAGGTTTTCCTTTTGACACATTTAGCTTTAAAGTAAATGATTATGGTTATCCTATTATAGTAGGCAACCTGTATGACCCTTTACAGGGATTAGATATTAAACATAAAGAAATACCTTTTGATTAAACTTATATGTCCTTTATATATTACTATAGAAAGAAAAACAAAACCAGATAAAAAGGTTTTTGTAAATATGAACACATATAGAAACTTACACTTTCAGGTAAACAACAAAGTGAAAGTCAAATATAAGGAAATATTAAAAGAACAATTAGAAGGAGTAAAAATAAAAACACCAGTAGAAATAACTTACAAGGTTTATAAAGCTAGAGATAATATGCTAGACAAAATGAATGTTGTAAGTATAACATCAAAGTATCTGTTAGATGCAATAACTCAATTAGGTTGTTGGACAGATGACAATGATGACTTTGTAAAAACAGAAACAATAATGCCGACAGAATTAGACAGAAAGAATCCGAGAGTTGAAGTTTTTATAAAGAGTATATGAATGTATTAGAAAAGATTGCTAAGAACCATGATTTATGGCTGAAGATGGTTCTTAACATGGGGTGTAACCCTAGTATGGCAGAGGACATTGTTCAGCAAATGTATCTGCGAATAGACAGGCTAGTCAAAGAAGGAAAGAATGTGATGTATGATGAAGAGTCTGCGAATAGATTTTATATCTATTTAACATTAAAGTCTATGTATATAGACTATAAAAGAGCAAGAGGAAAGTATACGTTCTTTGAGATAATGGATAATGATGAAGTAGATGCTATATCTGAATCACCAGCTTATTATGCTGGTATGGATATGGAGGAGCAAGAAGCATTTACAAAGATATACAACAGAATTTTAGATGAGATAAACACTTGGGATTTCTATAACAAGAACCTATGTATTGCTTATTTTACTACAGGTCTATCATTAGATAAGCTTGTAAAAGAATTAGGAATAGGTAGGTCCAGTATTTATAACACAGTTAAAATACATAGAGAGATTATACAAGATAAGTTTAAAGAAGATGTAGAAGATTTTTATAACAAAGATTACGATAAAATTTAATATGATGGAAGCACCAAAAGACAAACGTACAAAAGAGTACAAAGAATGGAAAAAGAAGTTTAACAAAGAAAACACTATCGGCTTAGGGGATTTGGTCGAGAAGGTTACTGAAGCTACAGGAATCAAGAAGGCAGTAAAGTTTATTGCTGGTGAGGATTGTGGTTGTGATGAACGAAAAGAAAAGATGAATTCTATTCCTATTTTAAAGAGAAGAAATGTAAACTGTTTAACAGAAGAGGAATACAGTTTTTTATCTGAATGGTTTAATAATAAGTCTAATGTAGTGAAGCAAGCAGACCAGAACAAATTGCTTGTGATATACAACAGAGTTTTCAATCAAAGAAGAGAGAGAACAAGTTGTGGTTCATGTATCAAAACAATGATAGATGAGCTTAAGATTTTGTTTAACCAATACGATTAAAATGAAAGACTTTAGACCAAGACTAAAAGGCAACAAACTAAAAGCATTTCTCAATATAACTAAAAGAGAAAACAGAGTTTTAGTTATAGGAGATTTACACGAACCATTTTGTTTAGATAAATACTTAAGGTTCTGCAAAGACATTTATTCTAAATACAATTGTAACAAGGTAATCTTTATAGGAGATGTAATTGACAATCATTATTCAAGTTATCATGAGACAGATGCAGATGGTTTAGGTGGAGGAGATGAACTAGATATAGCTATAGAAAGAATAGCTAGATGGTATGATGTGTTTCCAAAAGCTCATGTAATTATAGGTAACCACGATAGGATAATAGCAAGGAAAGCACAAACAGGAGGCATTCCTAGTAGATGGATAAGAGATTATTCTGATGTATTAAATACTCCTAACTGGACTTTTATAGAAAGATTAGTTGTAGACAATGTACAGTATATACATGGAGAAGGAGGAACAGCTAGAACAAAAGCCAAAGGAGATATGATGTCTACAGTACAAGGACACTTGCATACACAATGTTATACAGAATGGTGTGTAGGTGCAAAGTTTAAAGTATTTGCTACACAGGTTGGTTGTGGTATAGACCATGAGAAGTATGCGTTTGCTTATGCTAAAGCAGGAAAGAAACCAGCAATAGGTTGTGCAGTAGTATTTGGAGGACATACAGTAATTAATGAATTAATGGATTTATGAAACTAAGAGATAAGAAACACACAATAGCTCAAAGGATGGGTAGGATGGAAAAAGTACTTACTCAATTATATTTAACCAATGTAAACTTTGGTGAGCGTATAAAGAAAATGGAAGAAATATTATTTAAAGAAGAAACAGATGAGTGATAGTAGAAAAGCATACGAGGAAGAGTTTGGTAATCTACCAACTAATAGTCAAGAGAGAAAAAGAATTCCTATTTATACTGGAGTCATTAAATACTTTCCAGATGCTTTAGCAGAATTAGCTAGAGTATCTTTAATAGGAAACGAGCAACATCATCCTAATGAACCATTACATTGGGATAGAGATAAGAGTACAGATGAGCTAGATGCTTTAGCCAGACATCTAGTAGAAGCTGGTAAGATAGATACAGATGGTGTAAGACATAGTGCAAAGGTAGCATGGAGAGCTATGGCTAACCTACAAAAAGAATTAGAGAACTCTAACGAAAGAGATGAGCAATGGTATATTGACCAGTACAATAGAAACAGAGATGAAAGTAACCAAAGAAAGATATAAGTCTTGCATTAAAGATGGTAATTATTATGAATCTTTGTTTAAAGAAAGAGTAATAAATTCTGGTTACAAGTGGGATATATCTACGTTAGAAGATGATATGTGTAAACACATAGATTGTTATGTAGATGGATATGGTGTGGATGTAAAAGGTAATAGACATTTAGATACTATATGGTTAGAGCATACAAATGTAAAAGGTAATAAGGGTTGGTTAAGAGGTGAAGCACACTATATAGCTATGCATATAAAAGAATTAGATTGTTTTAGTATATATAAAAGAGTTGACTTGCTTAGATTTGTTTTAGATAATGTAAGTAAAACCACAACAGACAAAACAGATTATTTAATGTATTATACCAGAGAAAAGTGGGGAAAGAAAGACAAAGTTGTAAAGGTTAAATACAAGGACATAAAACATTTAGAGTTAAAAAAGTTGTGATATAAAAATATTTGTTATATATTGCAGTTATTAACAATAAATATAATAATTATGAAAGACAAAAAACAAAACAATGAGCTTTTATTAAGAGGTATACATAGAGATGAAACAGCTCTTAATAAGATTAACAACACTTTAGTAAATCTTCTTACGGTACACAGCTATGTTTTAAAACAAGCTACAGCGAATTCTGACAATTCATTACGTCAAGAAAGATTGTCTAAAATGAATACTCTTGTTGATGAAGTATTAGCGATTAAACAAGATGTAGAGAGAGAAATAATAGAAACAAAAAAAATAACAATACAATAAAACAATGGAAGAAGCAACAGTAATTTACGATTCAGTTACATTGGTATTAAGAGGCAAGTTTGAAGCTGGCTCAACAGGTGACTACTTTGATGCACCAGAACCAAAATACTTTGAGATACACGAAGTAATGTGTGGTAAACAAAACATCATAGACATTTTAGATACTGATGTATTGCTAGAGCTAGAAGAATTAGCTGTACAACAATACTCAGACTTTGTATAACAAAAACAATAATTATGGCAATATCCAATCAAATATTCGAAACTTACAGAAGTCAACAGAGAGTTATTGAAAGAAACAAAGCGATAGCCTTTCTGCGTAAAGAAGGATATACTATCTTTGACCCAGAAGGAAATATATTAAACGACAGAAGAAGAACATCATATAAGTAGTTATGACCGTATTGTTTGATGCAGATAGTTTGGTGTGGGCATCTTGCTTTAGAGCAGAAGATGATTTAGAACAAGCAAAGGTAGAGTACGATAACTCTTTTGATAATATATTAATAAATCTATATGGTCGTTATGATATTGATACAGTTATTACTTTTAATAATAGTAGTGGAAATTTTAGAAAGCTCTTAGATAAAAGTTATAAAGCAAACAGAAAAGGTAGTGAGCTTCCTTTAATACTGAGGGAGTTGCATGACTATGTTACTGAGAAATACAATGGGATAAAAACCTGTGGTGTTGAAACAGATGACTTGGTTGCTAGATACTGGAAACACATATCCAAAGAAGATGGCAGAGACAATGTAATCATTTTGGCATTAGACAAAGATTATATGCAACTACCAGCTTTAATATACAACTATCATTACAATCATCAATGTATGTATGATGTATCAGAAGTAGAAGCATTAAACAATTTCTATACACAAATGATAGTAGGAGATACAATAGACAACGTAAACTATTGTAAAGGTTATGGTAAGAAGTATGCAGAGAAGATACTAAAAGATTGTACAACTCATTATCAGTTTACTAAAAAGGTATACGAGTTATTTAAAAAAATATATAAACAAAAAGCAAAATTAAAATATATACAATGTTATAATTTACTTAGATTAAGAACAGAATGAGAGATGGAATATCTGATTCTAAGATAGCAGAGTACTTTGCTTTGACTACTTATGAATTAGAGAAAGGAACTAGTGTTGAAGAGATAGAAGACATCTTGAAGGAATACGAAGAAAGAGAAATGTATTTAGAATGTGCAGGCATATATAATGCGTTAGAGGTTTACAAGTTTACTGCTACTGTGGACGTAGCTAGATTTGTTAGCCAAGACAAAATAAAAGATAATATTAAATTTATAGAAGATGATAGAGAAAATAAGAAAGGAAGTTGAACAAGCAACAATGCAAGATTTATCTGTTAAGAGGAGACAGAGAGAGTTAGTTTATGCAAGAGCAATATACTTTAAGTTGTGTAAAGAGAAATCAACCTTAACATTACAGCAAATAGCAGACACATTAGGTGTTAATCATGCTACAGTTCTTCATGCAATCAAGAATGTATTTCCTACAATGATAGAGCATGAGCCTTTATATAAAGAGATTTACGAGACGATTAGAGACCAAGAGGACCTTGCCTATCTAAAAGAAAATTACAACGCTTTAAGAAAGAGATACGACAATCTACTAAGAATAAAAACAGAACAAATGTCTGACAGTCATCTAGAGCTTGTTAACATTGTAAAAGAAGTTCCTGAAAGACATATAGATGTAGCAAAGGTTAGAGTAAGAGCAATGGTAGATATGATTAAGAACTATGCGTAAGATAAAAGTATTAAATCCAGATGCAGTTCAATGGTGTATAGCTAATGACTTTTACATCTATCCTGTTACAAAAGATAATCTTAATTATAATATCGTTGTAGAGAAGGGAAACAAGAAGGCAATCATACAAGAAAAGTATAACAAAAAGTCTGTGCAAGAAGGGATTGCAGATGTTTACTTAAAGCTTTACAAAAAACATAATACAAAATAATCGTTATCATTATATGTCAAGAGCTAAAAAGAATAGGTCTACAGAAATAAAGAGAACAGACGGAAGGAAGAACAACAAAAGGCTTGAACCTAAGCCAATATCCACAATAAAGAAGCTACAACCTGCGAGGCAAAATAAAGCCAAGAGAGAGCGTATCTCTTCTTATGCGACCAATGCTATGAAAGAAGTGTTTGGAAGCGAGAAAGAGGCGTTTAAGCACCTTGCTGAGCTTGCTAAGAAGAACTTTACTCACATGAAACTACTAATGGAGTATGCTTATGGTAAACCATCAGATAGTATAAATGATTCTGTTAAGAACAATAAAGTACAAGTTCCTGTAATCAACTTCTTTAACAACAAGGAGAGTCAAATAGATGATGACATCATAGATGTAACTCCAGAAGATGAATAGCAATATAAATCTACATAGTAAATACATACCTTTGTTTCAATCAAAGAGTAGATACTTTGTGATTACTGGAGGTAGAGGTAGTGGTAAGAGTTTCGGAGCTGCTTTGTTTCTACTGAACCTAACCTATGAGCATGGACATAAGATTCTGTTTACTAGATATACTTTAACATCAGCCAACACATCTATTATTCCTGAGTTCATTGAGAAGATTGACTTGATGGATGTACACAGAGATTTTAGGATTACTAAAGATGAGATAATAAACCTAAAGACAAACAGTTCTATAATGTTTAAGGGTATCAGGACCTCATCAGGTAACCAAACTGCAGCTCTTAAATCATTAAATGGTGTAACTACTTTCGTTGTAGATGAAGCTGAAGAGCTTTTAGAAGAGGATGTGTTTAACAAGATTGACTTTTCTATTCGTACACAAGGTAAACAAAACAGATGTATTTTAATATTAAATCCAGCTACAAAAGAGCATTGGATATATCAGAGATTCTTTTTATATAAAAACATAAAGGGTGGTTACAATGGTAACAAAGATGATGTAACTTACATACATACAACGTATGAGGATAACAAAGACAATCTATCTGACTCATTTCTTACACAGATATATGATATGAAGAGAAGAACACCTTCTAAATTTGAGCATATTATTTTAGGAGGTTGGATGGAGAAAGCTGAAGGAACAATAATTAGAAACTGGAAGCTTGGAGAGTTTGCACAAACAGAATTAACTTGCTATGGGCAAGACTTTGGGTTCTCTATGGACATGACAACGCTTGTAAAGGTGTCTGTAGACAGAGAAGTAAGAAAAGTATATGTAAAGGAGGTTTTTGGTAAAACAGGGCTTTCTACGTCAGATATAGCGTTTATGAATAGGAAAGAATGTGGAGCAGATTTAATCATTTGTGATAGTTCTGAACCTAGATTGATAAAAGAATTAAAGAACACAGGTCTAAACATAAGACCAACCATAAAGAAGAAAGGTAGCATCTTATCAGGTATTGCTTTGATGCAAGACTATGAGATAATAGTAGAGAGAAACTCACACAATATAATTAGAGAGTTTAATAATTATGTCTGGCATGAGAGAGGTCAGAAACCAATAGACAAATACAATCACTTTGTAGATGCAATCAGATATTCCTTACAATATTTAGTTCAAGGAGTAAATTCTGGAAAATATGTTATTCGATAATTTGTTTAACATGAACCTTTAACATGAAGGGTCGATTGTTTAACATGGAGGTGTTTAACATGAGGGCTGTTTAACATGAGGGGTAAGCTGTTTAACATGAGGGTAGCGCAAAAAGGATATTCCCCCAAATTTTTTATTTATAATTATTCTAAATAGCATCTTTTTAAATTTGCTTAAGTATAGAATTAAAAAAATTCAATAGCCAAATAAAATAAATTTGCTATTATTGATTTATTTTTGTATGGGCTTAAAATAAGGCGTTTTAACGGCTTTTAACCCTTCGTTAGTATATAGATATTAAAAAGCTGAGAAAGTCCATTAAACGAAATTCACCAGAGAAGAGAACACCCCTCAACATTTCAAATGTTAAAAGAAATGTTAAAGTTTTGTTAATGTTTTGATTTATTAAGAATTTTGTTAATATATTTGAAGCGTTAACCAATTAAAACAAAACAAATGAGTAAATTTAAAATAACAAAAAACATTGATTTATATGATTTTCAGGCGTGGGCTGGTGCTGTTGATACGCTTGACAAAATCAAAGAAGAAGACAAAGTGAGGGATTTGCATTATTTACTGGAGGGATTCTTTCCTGACGGAGTAAGCGAAACCGATTTAAATGATTTACTTTGGCATCACTCGGACTTTATTTATAAGCGTTTAAATATAAGAGATTATGAATAAAAAAATAAATGTATTAAGAGAACGCCTTTTTAATATGGAAGATTTCTCACACCGAACAAAAGAGGGAAAAAATAAACGCTTCATTTATGCAAATAAAAACCTTTATACAGGCACAAATCCTAAAATTAGGGCTTTAGAAATATTAAAAACATTAAACAAAATTAAACAAGATAAAATAAAAGGCTTTGAGGGTGTCGGAGGCTGGAAGGATAAAAAAACGGGTATTTATTACGCTGATTTTTATAGGTCCACCGATAACAAACAAGAGGCAATAAAAGAGGCTAAAAAGTTAAAAGAATTAGCAATTTATGATAGTAAAAAACAAAAAGAAATAATAATAAAACCATAAAACAATGAATAAAAAAATAGAATCTATTTTGTACCTCTGCACAGATTTAGCAGAGTATGAACAAAAACAATTAATTTCTTGTCTAATAGCTTTAACACTTACAGAAAAAAGCGAAAAAGACGCCAGAAAAATATATAATAAATTTATAAAACAATTAAACAAATTTTAAGTTATGCGAAAAGTAACAAGAGAAACAGTAAACGCCTTTTTTAATGGCTACTATTTAAGCAAGTCGAACACATTAACGGCGGGCGGTAAATATTATTTACACGGCAACTTAATTGCCTATTTTGATAATGACAGAAATTTAGTGTTAAATCATTGCGGTTGGCCTAGTAATACAACAAAAGACAGGCTTAACGGCATTTTAAAATATTTAGGCCATGAGGGAATAAAACAAAAGAATTATGTTTGGTATTTAAACGGGGAAGTATGGAACGGGAGAGAGGCAATAGTTTTTAATTCTGGCCAATGGCAATATACAAACGCAATAAAAATTTAATAACATGAAAAAATTAAGTTTAGAATATATAAAGGACTTTTATTTAAATAATGGTTTTTTTGAATATGATTATCCAGATTATGAAAGCTGGACAGATGCCGACTGGTTCGAATATGCAGAAGCGCAAGAACTAGAATAAAACTTTAACATTTCTTTAACAAAACTTTAACATTTAAAGTTGTACATATTAACAAAATTGTTTATATTTGTAGTATAAATAATTAATAATATAAAAACAAAAACATGAAAACAATTAAAACATTTAAAAATTTAAACACATTTGGAAAAGTTCAAATCTTAACATTTGGCGTTATTATGCTAACATTAATTAGCGTTGTTGGTCAATGGGCTTTAAATGGGTTTATTACTACATTTTAATATTAATAACGAAAACAATAAACAATGAAAGAAATTACAGAAATAAAATTACTGGAAACTAATAAAATATGCGTTCATTATGGTAAACAAATAGAAGTATTAACCCTCAAAGAGTTTAATAATTTAATGAGACAAAGAATAAAGAAAACAAACAAAGAGAACGAGAGCAGACAAATATTATTATTTATAATCTTATTCATTACTTTCTTTACTCTATGCATGAAGTTAACACAAATATTAAACTAATGAGAAATAAAAACTTTATTCCATCTTCTTTATCTTTACCAGTTTACTACACTAAACAAAATAATAAAATATATTTTGATTTTGATTTACTGAACAAAGAATATAACAAACAAATAAAACAATTAAAAACAATAGAACATGAAAACAACAGATGAACAAATAAAAGAACTACTAAATAAATACGATGATTTAAAAGTTGAATATAACACATTAGAAGAGGAAACAAACGAAGATATAAAACAACTTAAAAAGGTTCTTGAATGGTATGATAATTTTGTGGACTATGTTCAAGAATGTAACGCAAACATTTATAATTCTGCCTGTGCTTATGCTGATGATTCAGAATAAAAATAAAATTAATTAACTTTGTTTAGTTTGTTTAGTTAGTCCGAAAGAGCCTTTAAATACTATATTTAAGGGCTTTTTTTGTACCTTTTATCTATATACATATTTTTTATAAGTTATTGAATTACAGAGCCTGTAAAAGCCTATGAAATAACAACCAATTTTAACATCATTTAAGCACTTTAAACAACCTCATCAATACCTAAATACATTTATTTATTAAACGTCTCTTAAAACGTCTGTAAATAGCTTTAAATTAAATGTTTATTATATATAATATACATAGATTATGTAAATATATGTTATTTAGAATCATTCTAAATAGAAGATTAACGTAATTTGAATATGTGGCAGGTGGAGTTGTCCATTCTAATGATTTCATCCAAAACAAATTTATATAAAACTCATATTCTAAAAATATATATATAGTTGAAAAGTAATTTATGGATAAGGTATTATTCGCCCACCTATAATAATTGTTATTTTAAATAATATTTGCTAGATATTTGGTTAGCTGTTTACTCGTTGTGTGGAATAGTACTAGGGCGCATACGAAAATAACAAAGGGTTTAGTACTGCCATTCACAAGGAGATTTAGGTTATCTGTTCCAACAATCATCCATATTTAATAGGGTATTGAAGTTTGGCAACTTATGTAGATTTGCAACTACTTATATAAAGATAACGATATTTTCTATTTTTGTTTTATTCTTCTATAAACAACTTATTAACAAAAAACAGAATGTGTTGATTTTCGTTATCATAGTATGATAAAGGAATACAAACTGTCTATACCTCAAACATTGGCAGGAATAAGCCTTAGACAGTATCAAAAGTATCTAAAGATACTAGATAAGTGGGATAAGGAAGATGAGGTATATATAAAGACAAAGATGCTGCAGATATTCTGTGGATTAGAAATAGAAGATACGTTTAAGATTCCCTTAAACAACTTTGATTTCGCCATAGATGCCATAAACAACTGTTTTAAGGAGGAAACTCCTTTAATACCGAGATTTAGTATGTCGGCAACAGACGAGTATGGGGATGAGACGGTTGTTGAGTTTGGTTTTATACCAAAGCTAGATGAGATGACCTTTGGAGAGTTCATTGATTTAGATGGTTATATCTCTGATTGGGATAAGATGCATAAAGCAATGGCTGTATTGTTTAGACCAGTCATCTTTAAGAAGAATGAGTTCTATAGGGTAATGGATTATGAAGGCAGTCATAAATATTCTGATGTAATGTTAGATATGCCACTTAATGTAGCGATAGGAGCAATGGTTTTTTTTTATCGTTTAGGGAACAAATTACCAAGCTATACGCTGGATTATTTACAGCAGCAGTTGAAGGGGAAGGAACTTCCACCTCAGCTCAAGCAAACTTTGGAAAAAAATGGGGTTGGTATCAATCAATATTTACAATCGCTCAAGAAGATGCAGCAAAGATTGACCAAGCTACAAAACTACCAGTACATACCTGTTTGATGTATTTGGAGTATATAAAGGACAAAACAAGAATAGAAAATGCTTTAATAAAAAAGGCACATAGAAAATAAATATGACACAAGTATACGACTTACTAGACAAGATTAAGGATGAGTTAAGAGCCGACAATCACATTAATAGTGTGAGTTTTGGTGATATAACACAAGTAAACCTAAACAAGACAGATATATTTCCTTTAGCACACCTAAACATCTCTAATGCAGTTATAGATTCACAATCTATTACATTCACATTGCAGATATTATGTGCAGATATAGTAGACTACACAAAAGAAGAATACAGTCCAGATGATTTTTATGGTGTAGACAACTTACAGGATGTACTAAACACACAATTACAGGTAATGAATTTAATATTCTCTAAACTAAAAAGAGGTAATCTAAGAGCTGATAAGCTGCAGGTAGATGCGAGTATGAGTTGTCAGCCATTCAAAGAGAGATTTGAGAATGAGTTAGCTGGTTGGGAAGCAGAAGTAGATATTACAATGATTAATGATATAAGTATCTGCTGATGAAGCGTGAGCAATTAATTAAGAGAGCATTAGAAAGATTAGGCTCTGAAGCTGTAGAAAGGCTTAGAGCTAATTTAAGTAAGCCACAAAATGGCAAGACATTAAGAGCTTCTAACAAATTGCATGACACTATGTACTATAAGATAGTAGGCACAAATATAGAGATATTTATGGCTGACTATGCAATGACTGTAGACGAGGGAAGAAGAAAGTTTGCTAGAGTTCCTAAAGGATTTGCTAAAGACATACTTCAATGGATGTCTATAAGAGGCATAAATCCACAAAATGGTAAAACAAGGATGGAATCAGCAAGAGCTATTGCTCAAAGTATCTATGAACAAGGTACTATAAAGAGATTTGGTTATTCTGGTAGCAACTTTATAGACAGAGCAGTAAATAATGTGATGAATGAGTTTGATGATGACCTATTAACAGCTTGGATGAGTGGATTAGAAGACGAATTAAATAAAATAAAATAAAAACAAATGGCTAAAATAAACGTAAGAAGCCCATACTTTATCAATGTATCAGCTACAGGACTGACAAGTGCTAAATTAGAGTTGATTATTTATCATGGACACGCAAACACTTCATTCGGTACTCCCACCTACATACTAAGTGCTACGGCAGTAGATGAAAAAGTAAACTTTGAGATAAGCAGCTTAATAAAAGATTATATAAATAGTAAATTTAATGGAGATTATCCTGCTTTAAGCACTTCAATAGACGAAGCAACAACAATATTTGTAGATTACAGAATTACAGAGGCAACTTCTGGTGGTTCTACAGTAGGAACACCTGTATATGCAGAAAGAGCTTATGATGGATATGGTTACTTTGAAGATGGAGCGAATCCTCAGTTAACACAAGGATATTTACAATCCAACACAACAATATTAAAACCAGATGATGCTCCTTTAAGAATACCTATAGACCCTACAAACACAACAAGTGTAGCTTTCTTTAGTAATGGTGAACAAATATATTCATTTACTGTTGGAGGACCTTATAGAGCGCAAGACCAAATACTTTATATAAGCAACGAAGCTGCAGGTGTAGATAGTTATGAGGATAGAGTGCTTTTAGACGGAGGTACTTATGAAGGCTCTAGTTGTCTTGATAAATTCTTAAGTCAAATAGGCGTTTATCCTGCAGACACCGTTTATGTAGACGGAACAGAAGGAGTAACTGTTATAGATGTACAAAACATAGAAGAATGTAAGTTTACACCTTACAAATTGACATTTATAAACAAATTTGGTGCATATCAAGACTTATGGATGTTTAAACGTAGTGATTTATCTATTTCTAAGACAGAAGAAGAGTTTAGGTCTACTATTATAAGCAACGGTTCTTATAATACTTACGAGCATCAGTATAAAACCTTTAATGTAAACGCAAAAGAGTCTTTAACACTAAATACAGGCTTCTATCCTGAAGAGTATAACGAAGTATTTAAACAAATGATGTTAAGCGAAAGAATTTGGATAGAATATGACAATAAAACACTACCTGTTAAGGCTACATCTAATGATTTCTCATTTAGAACAAGATTAAACGACAAATTAATCAACTATACAATACAAATAGAGTTTGCATACGATAAAATCAATACTGTAAGATAATGCGTAGAGAAGTAGAGCTATATATAAATACAGCAGGTTATGGAGAAGCTATAACTTATCAAAGATTAGATTTGTTTGAAGAACAATCTATCAACATAACCAACTCTTTGCAGGACATAAAGGATATTGCAAAGGTATTTACTGATTATACTCAGCAGTTTAACATTCCAGCTAGTAAACCAAACAATAAAGTATTTAAACACTACTACAACTTTGATATAGATGGTGGATATGATGCTAGAGTAAAGAGAGAAGCTCTAATTAAGATAAACGGTCAAGACTATAGAGAAGGTTTTATGAGCTTGAATAGTGTAAGTATGAAAAATCAGTTACCTCATGCTTATAAAGTAGTTTTTTATGGTAAAACAGTAAACCTAAAGAGATTGTTTGGTGATGATGAGTTGGATGAGTTAGCCAACTACCCAAACGCATATCTAGAACAATTTACTGTTACTTATACTGCCTCAAACGCACAAACAGGGTTTACAAACGGATATAATTTAAACACAGTAACTAAACAACTAGACAGCAATACAGACACTACAGCAGGTGATTTGTGCTTTCCTTTTATTAGTGGTAAATCTCATTATTATTGGGATTCACAACACGATAACGGACCTGCATTAAACGAAGATGTTGTATCGAGAAATGTAAGGCATCATGGCACAGGTTCTGACAATCATCCTAACGGACTAGATTTAATAGATTTAAAGCCAGCTATACGACTATATCACATAATTTTAGGTATAGAAGATAAATATGGTCTTACTTTTACTAAAAATGGTACAAATGACTTTTTTAGCACTTCTAATGATGAATTTTATCAATTATATCTATGGTTGCATAGAGAAAAAGGCGATATAAACTCACAAATAGAAGAAAGCGTAAAACCTATAAATCTAGAAGAGTACGATTTTGTTGATACAACTCCAGCTTCTAATCCAGACCCAAGAAGTAATTCTGATGAGGATTTAGTTACCTCTTTAACAGACCAAATAACAGAAACAGTAGAGGTTTATTATGAATACACAATTACTTTAACACCATCAGGAGCAGGTTTGTATTCTTTAGAAATGACAGACACACAAACAGG